GGCAGAACAAAACGTACTCGGCCGTGCAATTATCAAAGAAGCTGTCATTTATAATGGTGATGGCGTTTCGTTGTCGGTTACAGATAATTTGATATCGGTGCAAATACATGAGGACATCTATAATCCTTTTGTTAGTTGCGAAATGATGCTGTTTGATTATGACAGCCTTGCAAAGAAGTTTCCTCTAGTTGGCGAAGAGTTCTTTAGATTCGCATATCAAAGCGTCGATGGTAAGATTGTAACTTATGAGTTCTTTTTAGGAACCAAGGACACGGCCGGCATGACCGAGCTCAACTCCGCTAAGGGCTATGTTTTACGTGGAGTTACTAAGGAGCGCGCATTCGATACAGCGAAGACTGTATCGCGCGCATATACTGGTACATATGCAAGTATCGCTGGCCAAATATTCGACGACTACATCAAACTAGATGCTGATGGTCATATGTTCAATTTTGAACCAAGCCGCGGCGTTGGTAGATTTGTCGTTCCGCAACTAAGTCCGCTGGCGGCCATCGACTTCTGTCGAGGCAGATCTGTTGCGACAGGAGAATCTCGTACGCCATTTACGTTTTTCCGCAGCTCAGAAGGCTATTCATTCACGTCGCTAAGTGGTCTGTTTAATAGACAAGGTTCACAACCATCTGCTTCAATAACTCACACATATGCAGCAAGACAGATGCCAGCCGAATATGATGAGCAACTTGCTAATGGTGTTAAAGTCGATATTATTAGCTTCGATATTGCATCGTTCTACGATACGACTGATAAAATTGACTCAGGTGCATTTAATACAGATTCATATTCATTCGACCTAACGACCAAGGCATTCGTGCTCAATAAGAGGTTCAACCTTGTCGATGATGGTAACAAATTCCAGCTTGGTGGTCAAGGATACAACAACCGTGCTAGTTTTGCAGAGACGTTTGCCAATACAAGATGTGTAGCATACTATGTTCCTACTGACTGCTCATGGGAGCTGAACGACTCACAGAGCACACAAAAAGATCTATATTCTGAATATGTCGGTGAAATGAAAGCGTATGCTAACTTGCTAACTGAGTACAACATCCACTACACGATATACGGCGATTCGAATGTGACTGCAGGGCAAGTTATGAAGATCAACGTTCCACAGTCACGCGAGATCGCAGCCAAAGGCGAAGGCAAGAGCACTACAGATAAGATGTATTCTGGATCGTTCTTGTGTGCTCGAGTGGTACATACATTCAGTTTCAATGAAAACGTGGACTATTATGTCCACATTAGTGCCGTAAATGGCGCGCGCAATTATAGTATTGAGGATATCAGAACATGAGTGAAATGGGTAAGATGGGGTTTGTGTGGTGGTTTGGCGTCGTTGAAGATGTCATGGATCCGCTGCAGCTCGGCCGTGTTAAGGTGCGCGTGTATCATTTTTATTCGATGAATAATTCTTTGCTGCCTACGGAAGATCTGCCTTGGGCTCATATAGTGATGCCAACCACCAGCGCTAGCTATCAAGGTAAGGGTTGGAGTCCTACGTTCATTCGTCCTGATAGTACAGTGTTTGGATTCTTCGTTGATGGTCCTCAAGGCCAAATGCCGATTGTGTTAGGAACTTATCCTGGCATTCCGCAACCGAATCCAGACTTCACTGATACTGATAACTTTACTTCCGACATGCATGACGTCAGCCAGTTGGCAAGAGGAGTTAATAAGTTGTCATCTGCCAAGGCAGAGGTGAGGTCCAAGGAAGATAATCCTATGGAACCACCTCCGACAGCGACGTTCGGTGCGCAGTATCCATACAATAAAGTATTTGAGTCTGAACGTGGGCATGCTATCGAGATGGATGATACACCAGGTGCCGAGCGTATCCATGTGTACCACAACAGCGGGTCATATGTGGAGATGAGTAACGGCATGACGGTAGATAAAACCAACGGCATCCGAATAAACACTGCTACTGTTGGCCATTATACAAAGAGTAATGGCGATATGTTTGTCGTTGCAGATGGTGCGTTGACGATATATGCGAAGGGTGCTATTAATATGGCGTCTGATAAACAGATATCGATGTCTGCTCCGCTGATAAATATAAATGGAACTGCCGCTGTTAACATCAATACAGCTGGTATGTTGTCTATGTCTGGTTCTACCACAACAGTCTCGGGTATCTTGGGCCTTTGGTTGAATCCTGGAAGCACTGTATCATAATAGGAGTAGCATGCCGAAGTTAGTTGGAAGAGTAGGAGCTCCTACTGATACTGTTGGTGGCGTGCCTTTGATGGCGCCACTATATCCTACCGTCACGGTAGGTGGACTTCCGATAGCTGTTGTCGGTACTCCTGTTGCACCTCATGGTGCAGGACCGCATGCAGCATCAAAGATGGCAGTTGGCAATCCTTTAGTGTGGGTAGGTGCAGCAAAGACACCAGTATGTGGAACTGGAGATACAGCAACATGCGTACATCCCTTGATAGTTGGGCCTGACGCAAAAGTATTCATAGGCTAAAATGGCAAATATTTCAATAGCAGATAAATTCACATCTACAGATGTAAAGACGGAGTTGTTTAGTGACTTTGGTGTAGACCTGCAGCTCCATCCTGGTAAACGCGACATTGTGCGCATGACGAACGAAAATGCTGTTAAGCGGTCGATTGTCAATCTGCTATTGACGGACTATCACGAGCGATTCCACCAACCATATCTTGGTGCTAATATTAAGCACCTGCTGTTCGAGCCAGCTTCCGAAGATACGCTTTCGTTGCTACGACATAGAATTCTCACATGCATCAGCAAATTTGAACCACGCGCTAATGTGATATCGTTGCGCGTCACCACGACTGCTGATGAACACCAAGTACAAGTCAATCTAGTGTTCAGCCTTGTTAACACTTCAACTCCTGTAACACTTAACCTCCTTCTTAATAGAGTACGATAATGGCCAACGGTTCAATTAATCTTGTCAATCTAGACTTCGACACACTGAAGTCGTCCTTCAAGTCTTACCTCAGCTCACAAACCGCATTTAAGGACTTCAACCTCGAAGGGTCGAATCTTAATGTATTGCTTGATGTAATGGCATACAATACATACATTAACTCCTTCTATCTGAACATGGTCGCGAGCGAGATGTTCCTTGATACAGCTCAGTTGAGAGCTAGTGTGATATCACACGCCAAGGAGTTGAATTATGTTCCACGATCATTCCGATCAGCCAAAGCTACTATCGATTTGGCCGTGACGCCAACGAACCCTAATGGTATCACTACCGTCACGATACCGCGCGGTACGTCGTTCACTAGTAAAGTCGGGTCGAACACATATACATTCACTGTTCCGGATAACCTACTGATTACGGGGTCTACTAACGGCACATTCTATGCGAGCAATGTGGACATATATGAAGGATCACTCGTTACGGACACGTTCGTTTACAATTCGGCAAGCGAGAGCCAGCGCTTCATCCTATCAAATCCCACAGTCGACACAACCAGCTTGCGTGTGTATGTCACTGAGGATAATAGTAGCACCACACTATCATACCAGCAAGCAACTTCATTCTTAGGGCTGAACAATGCATCGCAAGCATTCTTCGTACAGGCTGCCGAGAATGACTTGTACGAGATTGTATTTGGTAACGGTACACAAGGACGCCTACCGAAGCACGGAGCAGTTATTTCCGTCGTATACCAAGTAGGCAATGGTGAGCTGCCAAACGGATGTAGCATTTTTGCAAGCGATGATGCAATCGACGGTCATACCAATGTTCGTGTAACTACGGTGCAAGATGCCATCGGTGGCGCAGTGCATGAAACTACACAGATGATTCGTAAGAATGCTCCACGCTACTTCCAAACGCAAGAGCGTGCGGTTACGGCATCAGATTATCGTACATTATTGCAACTCAACTATCCTGAGATTACTTCCATATATGTGTTCGGCGGCGAAGAAGCCGACCCACCACGTTACGGAAAGGTTATGATCTCTACCGATATTGCAGGGTCTGATGGCGTATCAGATTCGAAGAAAGAAGAATATAGAAAGTTCTTAAAGACTAGATGCCCACTAACGATCGATCCTATTTTTATCGATCCAGAATTCTTAAATGTGGAAGTATATTCTACCGTAACGTATAATGTCGACACGTCGGCGTCCTCCGAAGCAGAATTGATATCTGCTATTGCTACCAAGGTACGTGTGTTTAACGAGCAGAACCTAAACGATTTTGGTACAACGTGCCGCTACTCAAAGTTGGTGAAAGCCATCGACGATACTACTCCAAGCATAATCGGCAATAGTACTGAACTGATCGCATATAAGGACCTAAATCCTGCACTCAACTCAACAGAACCATTTACTGTACATTTCCGCAATCCTTTGAAGATTCTTAATAGCGCGTATGTGCACCCATATGTCGACAACCATACGATATCGTCGTCATTCTTTACCTATGGCGGAGCGCAGTGCAAAGTTGAGGACGATGGGTTTGGGGTTGTTCGTATAGTTACAATTGCTGATGAGGGAGCAGACCATGCAACCATCATCAACGTCGGTACGGTAGACTACACGACAGGCACTATAGTTTTCAATGCTGGGTTGAATATATCCGCATATGAGGGAAGCGCAATACGCTTGCGCGCCGTGACAGACAGTAAGGACATTACAGCTACGCAAAATGATATAATCAGAATCAAAGATGATGATATAATCGTAACAGTTATTGGTGAGCGCGGATAATGAACATACTATTACACGATAAGATATCTCCTCTCATCGAGTCGCAGTTCCCTGCCTTCTATAGAGAAGAGGGACCGCAATTCGTAGCTTTTGTTAAGGCGTACTACGAATGGCTCGAGCAGACAGGCAACCCACTACATGAAGCTAGAAACCTGCTTCAATACCGCGACATCGACTCGACGCTAGATGCATTCATCCCACACTTCGCGGACAAGTATCTGAATGGCGCGAGAAACGTAACGATCGGCGAGCAACGCGATCTGATCAAACACTCGCACGATTTGTATCAAACGAAAGGAACTGTTCAGTCGCTACGACTCGTGTTCCGTATGCTGTTTGGCGAATCAGTGGATGTGTATTATCCTGGTGATGACATCTTGCGCGCATCTGATGGCGTGTGGGTTATTCCAAAATACATCGAATTGTCGGTCAGTGATATGGCAGTCACGTTTGTGGGCCGCGACATCAGAGGCAACTTGTCGGGTGCGAAAGCGTTCGTTGAGCGTGTGGACCGTAAGACATTCGATGGTAAGGTCGTAGATGTTGCTTATCTATCAAACGTACAGCCAAACCAAGAAACTGGGCAGGCATTCGTGTATGGTGAATATATTTCGGCCGATGGCATTATCAAGGGTGCCCCTCAGGTAGTCGGTTCATTGACACGCGTCAATATTACCTCATCTGGTAGCGGGTTTGTTGAGGGCGAAACGGTCGATATCGTATCGAGTCGTCGCGGCCATCGAGGCAAAGCGCGCGTTACTTCTGTGGGTAATAGAACAGGTGAGGTCAATTACCGTCTTCTTGATGGTGGTTATGGTTATACGCTGAATGCTAACATATATGGAACCGATCAGAAGGTATACGTATCTGCTAATGTGTTGTCGCTGACGGCATTTACGAGCAGCAACTCTTTCATCACTAGCTTTCCGGAATTTACTACAGTAGTACAGCCGCTAACGAACGTATCATTCAGCACTGCCAATACAACATTCAGTGCTGGCGACTTGGTGTATGGTACTACTAACACAACATCTCAAGTCCTTGCAACAGGATTCGTGCTGTCTGTATCTCAAGCCGTCGGTTCTGGTACGATGGTAATATCCCCTCACACAACTGCAGCTGCCAATATCGACAGCGTGCAATTCGCGAACACGATGACTGGATCATTCATTATCGGCGAAAGTGTGTATCAATCAAATAGCAGCGGAAATGCTGCAGTTGGCACGGTTGTAAAGGCCAACTCATCATACATTGTCCTCGATCAGCGTTATGGACCATTTGCGAACGGGCAGCTGATCATTGGCAGCACGTCTGGTGCCAGAGCTAATGCAGCATCTGTTGACATAAGAGCTTTCGATAACACAAACTTTTCAAACACCAACATCACTAGATTGTTGGTAGGTGAGACAACTGGTGGAGCATACAAGACTGGAGCAAGCGACATAAGCGCATCGGCTAATGTGGTGGGGTCTAACACAGGAGCTGTAGGCGTGTTCGAAGTGACGAACAGCTTTAAAGGCGGCTCACATGCATGGTTGTATTCTCCATATAATGGTGCTGTGGCCGACATTACCGTGACGTCGAGTGGTTATCCTGGACAATTCAAGATTGGTGCTATTGGTAACACTGAAGTTGTATACTTAGGTTCCGATCTGCTGAGTGCCAATGCAGCGCCCAATACGACGTTCCTGGAATTGCCACTAGACTCATCGACATATGGGTTTGCAGCGAATACTTCTGCCAATCTGTCTTCTGTACTTGCGTCTGCATTTAGTAAAAATGCATACACCATCGGTACTGTACTGACGCTGACCGAGCGCAACCCTGGATACGACAACACGGCGAAACCATTCGTAGTCGAGATAGAGCAAATCGTCGCTTCTTATGGTAAGCGTAGCAGATTCACCGTCGGTATTGCTAACAACGTTGGTATGTTCGGCGTAGGGGAGCGAGTCACACAGAGCATCAATCTTCCTGTCGCGAACGTGGCCGTTACAAATGCTAGCGGAACATTTGACTTTTCGATCAGAGAGACTATCAAACAAGTCCGTGCTGATGGTCATACTACGTTTGGCGATCTATACACAACATCACTGGTGAGCGGAGCTGGGTCCATTCGCATACTGATCGCTAACACAGCAAATACGTTCGACTCATCAAATACGATTGTGGGGCTGGTGTCAGGTACAACAGCTAATGTGACATCTGTGGGACTAGCAAACGTTGGTATAACTACTTCAGGTATTGTTGTAGGATTGTCGAACAATCAAGTCGACATTCAGCGCACATCTTTCCGCGACTTCGTGCGGGGATCTATAATATCTGGTGCTGAATCGGGTGCGACCGCGAACGTCGTCACCATCCAAGAAGACTCTTCGTCTGGTGTGCTTGGCAACAACGTATATGTTGACCCAGAAGCTGGTATTTCTGATGGACGGATTAATACTCTCGAGGTTTTGGATTCTGGTTTCTTGTACGAGGATGGCGAGACTGTCGATATCTCGGCCCCAGGCAATCAAATCACAGCAGCAGGCATTGCTCGCATCGAGACGTATGGATCATCGGAAGGTTACTGGAGAGGCGATCGTGGAACGCTCGATAGTACCAAGAGAATCCAAGACAACGAATACTATCAAGAATACTCGTATGAGATCCGAACAGGACTCAGCAGAGAAAAGTATGAAAGTGTCGTTAAGAGCCTGACTCACGTTGTGGGAACAAAGATGTTCAACAAGTATGTCGGCGTGACATTGTCGAGTAAGCCAGTAGCATCAGCGAAGGCCACATACAGCAGGATCACCACACTAACGCTATCCGGCACGACTGGAACGTATGTGGTTGGCGAGACCGTCAGCCAGGCAAGTCAGGGAACTGGTCGGGTTATATCGTATAACAACACACTAAATAGATTGCAACTCGTAGATGTTGTAGGATCATTTACTGCATCAGGAACTGTTACTGGTGCCAGCGCAACTGCGACAATCAACAGCGTAAACCTCTTGTTTATATAAGCATGTCAAAAATATTTACTACTAAATTCAGAACAGCGGTGGTTGGTAGAATCATCACGTCTAACCCGATTTTCTATATGTTTTTAGGAAAGTCGCAGCCATTCATCGACGATCTGAATGCACCTGACCCTACGGACCGTGTATCAGAAACATACACGGGAGCGTACGATTCGATGATCGCCGCTAAGTCTATTGCTAGTACGGACATGTCACCTATGATCCCTAGAATCGATTGGCAGTCTGGTGTTGGCTACAAAGCATACCGTCATGATTCTGGCAGTTTATATGGAAACAACTTCTATGTGTCGGTAGATTCAGGCAGCGGCCATGATGTGTTTAAGTGTTTGAGCAATAACGGCACATTGTCAACTGTTGCTCCGGATGCAACTTCCACATCTCCAAGCGATGACATATATGAGACGTCGGATGGATATCAGTGGAAATATATGTACACTGTCCCTAATGCTGTGTTTACAAAATTTGCTTCTGAGGACTTCATCCCTGTGTTTGCGAATGCTGCTGTGGTGGGCAATGCTGTGTCTGGAGCAATCGACTACACACAAGTTACATACGGCGGATCGAATTATGATGCACATACCAATGGCACGATCCAAGCAACATCGGTCGGCGGCAACTCATTGCTATATGTAATCGAGTCCTCTGCATCATCAAATGCAAACTTCTACAACGGTTCGGCCATCAAGATCACAACTGGTACTGGTGCAGGCCAACAGCGCACCGTCGCAGGATATCTTGTGTCTGGATCAACTCGTACTATAGTGCTGGACCGTCCGTTTGACTTATCTCCAACGATCTCATCAACATATGAGATCACACCGAATGTATTGGTTATCGGCAATGGCAACAACTTCCAAGCTCGTGCGCTCGTCAATTCGGCTGCATCTAATTCCGTCTATAAGATAGAAATCACTAATAGGGGCAGTGGATATACCACAGCGTCATTGTACTTTGCAGGTAATACGGGCGGCGTATCCAATGCAGCTTCGGCCGAGGCAATCATTGGCCCTAAGGGTGGCCACGGATCGGATCCAATTAACGAGCTTGGTGGTAGATACTTGTGTATAACCACTACCTTCAATACCAGTGATGCTGAAGCAAACAACAAGGTACTGGATACAAGCGAGTTCCGATCCATCGGCATCATATCCAACCCATCGATGGCAAACATTCAGCTATCATACACAAGCTCCACTGGATCGTTCATCAACGGCGAAACAATAACGCAAGCAACCACCAATGCGACAGGTAAAGTAGTCACATCGACTGCTAATACAGTCACACTGACAAACGTGACACGCCATTTCCGTACAGGAAATTCAAGTGTAAACTATATCGTGGGTGCAAATTCTGGAATATCTGCCGAGGTTGTTGCTGTAAGAAACAACAACAGCGCAAACTTAACTGCAAACGTTAGTTATGCCTGCCAGCTTACTAAGTTGAACATATCATCGTTGTCAGGCTCATTCGTATCAAACGAAACGGTGACTATGACCGGCAACACTGCAACATCTAACGCGATAGTGTACTTTGCAAACACATCGCAAGTATGGCTGACTCACGTAAAGGGTGCTGTAGGAACTGATGTGATGAGCCCAACTACAGGATCGACTGCTCCGATTGATAGCGTAGTATATCCAGATATTATCTACGGTTCTGGTGATATTATGTACATGGAGAATTTTTCGCCGATAAATAAAGCACAAGGTCAAACAGAATCAATCAAAGCTATTATAGAATTCTAAGGAAAAGCTAAATGCCATTAGACAAACAGTCAACGACGCTAAGACAGTCTCCATACTTCGACGACTATGCCGAAGAGAGCAACTATCACAGAGTCCTGTTTAAGCCATCCGTGGCTGTGCAAGCGCGCGAACTGACGCAATTACAGACAATCTTGCAGAACCAAATCGAGCGATTTGGCGATAACATTTACCAAACGGGTACAATTATCAAGGGTTGTTCCTTGATTACGGATTCAGAATATCACTACGTCAAATTGTTCGACTTGCAACCAAGTGGCGATAACTATTCGATTTCTGCACTCGTAAACACGTTCGTCGTTGAATCGACCAGCAACCTGCATGCTCTCACAGTCAACTATGCGCAAGGCGGTCAACAGCTTGATCCTGATCTAAACACATTGTACCTGAAGTATTTGAACACAGGCACAAATGGTGAGAAGACCTATAGCAACAACTCTGTTTTGACGTCATATCATCGCGACTACCGTGTGGAGTCGATTCGTGTTGTTGATGGCGGTACGCTATACTCTAACAGCGATGTTGTTGGGTTCGTGAGCAACACTGGATCTGGTGCAAGTGCACAAATTATTACATACGCTAACGGAACAATCCGTAGTGTGAATGTGGTCGAACGTGGATCTGGATATGTAACAGTACCTGATATCACCATTACATCCACTAATGGATCTGGTGCATCATTGAACATCATTAACTACCTTGCTCAGGTGCAGGTAGCTAATAGCGTGTACACATCTCCAGTTGGCCGTGGTACAGCTATCAAAACATCTGATGGCGTTATCTACCAAAAAGGCCATTTCATCCGTGTTGCCGCGCATGAAACCATCCTTTCAAAATACAATATTACACCTAGCAACGTTGCAGTAGGTTTCGTTACTAGCGAAGCCGTTGTTAATAGCAACTCAGACCAAACGTTACTCGATAATGCAGGCGGTACGACCAACTTTACAGCTCCAGGTGCAGACCGCCTCAAGCTGACTGCTAACCTCGTTGCACTATCTACAGCAAACGCTGCAAGCAACAACGAATTCTTGTCGTTGTATGAATATCAAGATGGGCGTGTCGTTAAAGACCGCACATTCACCCAGTACAATTCTATCAATAAAGAATTGGCACGCCGTACGTACGAAGAATCTGGTAACTATGTTGTCAACCCATTCACGCTATATTCAGAAGGTATTGTAGGTAACACCTCTCATCTGAGCATGGTCGTTGGTGCTGGCGTCGGGTATGTTGAAGGTGGCCGTGTTGAGATTATGAACAACACCCGCTATCCAATCCGCAAGGCTACAGATACAGCTACAGACACAACACAAACAATCGCAACCAATTATGGTGGATATGTGATGATCAAAGAGTACATGGGTACCTTCGATGTCAAGAATGCGACCACTATAGCGTTGTACAATGATACAACCGCTTCGCCTTATGGCCGTGCTGCTATTAGCACTGGTGCTGGCATTGGCGCCCCATCTGGTGGTGTTCAGATTGGTACTGCTCGCGTTCGTTCAGTTGCTTATGATTCGGGTGTTCCTGGGTCTGCTGAGTGTACATATCGTATGTACTTGTTCGACGTCCAAATGTCTCCTGGTTATGCGTTCAGAGACGTCCGCACCGCGGTCGCTAACAGCTCAGGCGTTGCAGATATTATCTGGGACAGCGCTCTAGGATATGCTGTACAATATGATACAGATTTCGACCGCCTTGTATTTGAGACTGGCACGTTCGCTGTACAACAACTCGACAATGAAGTTGTAATTGCTCGCACATCCAACAACACAGGTTCGTTTACGTTGTCTGGTGACTTGAGTATTTCGTTGGGTAGTGGTGTCCAATTCCCATACGAAGCAAGCTCTACGCTTAACACAGTTCAAGAACGAGACTTCATTGTTGTGCCAAGCAGCGCGATGACTAAGTCGTCCAATAACAGTGGCACAATTACTGTATCGTCTGGTGCTAATACCGTCACTGGTACTGGTACATTATTTACGACTGAGTATACAGTCGGTCAATACATTAAGGTCGGCAACACAAGTATCTCAGGCAACACTGCTCTGATTACTCGTATCATTTCGAATACGTCTTTGCAAGTTGCTACTAACTGGGGCGCGACGTGGTCTGGTAATGCTCACCATACAACATACCCAGCAAACGTGCCAATCGATTTTGCTCCTGCGGGCCGCAGCATCACTACAGATTCTACACGTAGTGCTATTACCGTTTCATTGGGTCACCCAATTACAGCAACAGCTGGCGCTACAATCTACCACGATGCAGAGTATGATTCTCCTGCTGTTCGTGTTAAGTCTGCCAACACATATTACGTAAAAGTTTCCAATACAGCAACAAATACATCATCAAGAGGTCCATGGTGTTTGGGCATTCCAGACGTCGTCGATCTGATTGGCGTATATGTGGGGACTGGTACCACATACGCCAACACGTCTAGCACAAACTATCGCGACAGTTTTGTCATTGATAGTGGTCAGACTGATAACTTCTATGGCCTCGCTTCACTGAAGATTAAGCCAGGTGCATCTGTCTCGCTCACCAATAAGAACTTGTTGGTGGTCGTTAAGGCAATGACGCACGGCGTCGGATCATACATCTCGACTGAATCGTATAGTGGCGCTATCGATGATGTGAGCGAGCCATTGCCAGCTAATAAGATCCGCACACAGGATATTCCTGTATTCGTTTCGCCAAAGACTGGTAAGGCATATGATTTGCGTAATGTGATTGATTTCCGTCCAATCTGCTCTAATACAGCAGTACTGGCAGCGAATACTTCAACAGCAACCATCGATCCAAGCAGCACGGTATCTTTTGCTGCTACGGATAAAAAGTTTCCATCGCCAACAAGATCCTTCACGGGTTCCGTGACGTCATATTTGGCACGTCGTGATAGAATCATCATCGATAAAGTCGGCTCCATCCGTATTGTTGAAGGTACTCCATCCAACTCACCATCCGTCCCTGTTGAGCCAGAAGGATGTATGACTATCGGCGTGGTCAATGTTCCATCATATCCAAGTTTATCTGCTAAAGAAGCTGCTGATAGCGGCCGTCCAGATTTGGGTGTGTATGTGCTTCCACAACAAAACCGTAGATACACGATGAAGGATATTTCCGACATTGAAGGCCGTATCAGCCGTTTGGAATACTACACACTATTGAATACCCTGGAAACAAGCACCAAACAAATGGTATTGCCTGGAGAAGCTAACTCATCGATTGAGCGCTTCAAGAACGGATTCTTCGTAGACCCAATGACGGACTATAATGTATCTAATTTGCAAGATCCAGAATACAAAGTATTGATCGATACGGTTAGCGGCATTGCACGTCCATACTTCTCCGACGCACGCGTCGATCTGAAGTTCAATCCATCTACAAGCACGAACGTCAGCAAGCATGGTGATCATGTATTGATCAACTACAGCAATACGACAGTAATGTTGAGCCAGCCTACTGCTACTAAGGACCGCACTTTGGTAGACCAATACTGGAGATATGTTGGTAACCTGACCACCGTTCCATCATTCGATAGCTACTACGACATCGCAAACACGTCCGTGTCTGTTGTTATTGATTTGGCATCACCACTCAATAACCTAGCGCAAGCTACATCGGCCGCATTGTCGCAACTCAAGGTCAACACGAACGTCCTTGGATCTGTCAATGCCGGAAGCTCATACCTGATCAGCCAATCTGGATTGACCCAGACATGGAGACAGAACGTCAATACTGCTCTTGCAGATACTAAAGTGACATTGGCTGGCGGCGGTGCTACTACTTCCAACGCAACGACCGTCGATATATTGAGTAGCCTAGAACTGCAACAATATATTCGCGATCAACGCGTCCACTTCGTCAGCACTGGTTTGCGTCCTGGCGCACGCCATTACGTGTATTTCGATGGCGTTCACATTTCAGACAGAGCAGCTCCTGCCACTGTAGACTTGTCGTTGACGTCGCTATTGCCAACATCTTTCGTTGCTACTGGTGCGATCGGTTCTCCGCTCGTTGCTAACAGCATGGGTGTAGTGGCAGGGTTTATCGACATTCCTAAATCGACATATTTCGTCGGTGAGCGTTCCGTCGTGTTGATGGACGTCGACAACGTTGAGTCTGAGGCTTCTGCTACATCACGCGGTTTTGGTAAGTTCACAGCATACGCATTCTCTGGCAACAGAACTAACTTATCGATTTCGACAAAGACTATCGATGTTGCTGGTGGTAGCGGATTCTCCGCGACAAATTACCTGTCAGCCACATACTACCGCAACGACCACACAGATTTCAACGTTCAGTTGCCTAATCCAGACCCACTTGCACAAACATTTAAAGTGCAATCAACGGGCGATCAGACCGACGGCGTGTTTATCACCGGTCTAGACGTATACTTCAAGGCAAAGGATGCCACACAAGGTGTCACTATCGAGATTCGTGAAACTAATAATGGCGTGCCTGCATCCGTTATTGTTCCATTCTCACGAGTATACAAAACAAGCAGTCAAGTGTCCATCAGTAACAATGCGTCCGTTGCTACTACGTTCAACTTTGAGACGCCTGTATATTTGAGAGCTGGTAACGACTATGCTATTGTATTGTATCCAGACGCTAATACGCCCGAATATCGTGTATTCACAGCACGTGTCGGCTATAAAGATCTGACCAACGCAAACCTGACAGTCAATCAAAACTGGGGCCTTGGTACGTTGTTCTACTCTACATCGGGATCGGTGTGGACGCCTGTTCAGGACGAAGACTTGAAGTTCACCATCAGACGCGCTAAGTTTGAAGCTACTTCTGGTACTGCTGTTCTAAACAACAGTGATTATGAGTTCCTGACAATCACAAATGCGTCTGGCGCTGTGCGTGGTGGCGAAGCGATTGCTCAGCTCCACCCAAACAACTACCTGAATACTGTGCTAACATCAGCTACAGATAACAACATTATCAGCACAAGTACCAATATGACCTCTTCGTTGGCTGCTGGTGACGATGTATTGATCATCTATGGCACAAGCCCAACAGTAAGCTCTGGCAATGTAACGATTAGCTCGACTACAGTAACCAATGCTGCTGGCCAGTCTACGTCATTCACAACAGACTATAGTAACGGCAGCTTCATCAAGCTTGGTAGCTCATCGAATGGCGAAATCCGTCAAATCGTGTCTGTAACCAACAACACATTGATGACGATCGACGCGCCAATCGTAGGCAATACAACAAGTACACAACAGTTCCGCATTTCGCCACTGTTCCAAGTTGCAAAGGTACTATCGGCCAACTCTTCAACAATTACGTTGAATAAGGCTGCCGCAGCAAATACCACATCGACCGTGCAAGCTACTATCCAAAAGGCAGTTGCAGGTACAGTTGACACGTACGACTATGGCAATAACATCATCTATATCAACAACTCTTCGTCAGCTAACGACACATTCAAGTTCTTTGCATCGAATAGCACATACCGTGCTACGATCATAGGAGACACTACACAAGCCAAGGCAGAGGTGTCTAGCATCGATAACGTCAGCGTCAACTTTTTCAAGCCGTTCTTCAGCACAATCGTGACTCCAGGAACATCGTTGTCATTGACATCGACCTTCACGCTCCAAAATACTGGAACAACGGACACGAAGTTGTATGAGTTGGGTATGTTGAATAAGCTGTCCTTCAACGATAATGCTGTGATCAAGAGCCGTAGTAATGAGATTGTTGGATCTGTCGTGACTAAGTCGTTTGCTGTGTCGATGAGCTTCAGTTCATCGTCTACAGACACGTCGCCTGTTCTCGATGTGAACCCAGTCAGCGTCATTACGACTCGCAACCTGATCAACAACGATACGACCAACGAAACAACTCGCTACGGCAATGCTGTAAGTAAGTATATTTCTAAGCGTCTATCATTGACAGAAGGAATGGATGCTGAGGACGTTAAGGTATTCTTGACAGCATACAAACCAACCGGCACTAACGTCGACGTATATGCTAAGGTGCTTAACTTTAGCGATGGTGAGTTGTTCGAAGATAAAGACTGGACATTGTTGGACTTGTCTACGTCCCCATATGTGTACAGTGATTCGTTGAACGATCAAGACTACCGTGAATACGAGTACACATTCCCAGCTACACCGCCATCTTTACAGCTCGGCGGTGTAGGCCAGACGTACAGCAATACTACGATCACAGGATCTAGCACCGCGTTCGATACATACTTGGCTGCTGGCGATTTCATTAAAGTAGTTAAGTCGAACACTTTGACTGATTATGACGTGCTGCGTGTAGCATCTGCCAATAGCAGCACGATCACTACAACAACCGATGTATCGTTTACGTCTACTGGATGTACCATCGAAAAGGTTACACAACCTAAGGCCGCGTTCAAGTATTGCCGCAACAATAACATTGTTCGTTACCATGGTATAACTGGCGCCGCGTATGATACGTACAAGTATATGGCAATCAAGATCGTATTGAGATCGCCATACAACTACTTGGTACCAACAGTCAATGACGTACGTGCATTAGCAGTATCGGTATGATTGTGCAGACCACGGACGCCAATTTTGCGCGTGATACAGAGAATCACGCGGTAATAAATACCAATACTACCGCGTTCATGCTATACAAACAGCAGCGAGACAAGTCACGTACAGTGGACGCACTCGCTGCTGAAGTCAACGATTTGAAGAGTGATATCAGCGAAATCAAACAATTATTAGGACAATTGATTAAAAATGCCTCTACTAATAGCTAATGTAAACCCAACGTCCGACACGTTTCAGTCGTGGGTCGATAAGACGAATCAGATCGCAGATGCCATGTCGACTGTCGTTCTTACAACGGCCGCTAATACCATTGGTGGACAAAATAGCGCTAACGCATTTGTGAATGGTATCTTTGCTGCTCAAACAATGGTGGCTGTCAGCGAGCTTCGTGGTGGGGGAGTCACTTCATCTGCTAACTTGTATGTTACCTCTAATGCTCATTTTACGGGCGCTAACCTAAGTGCAGCTACGACGTATCTAAATCTTCAAGCAACGTCTGCTCTCGCTAACGCTACGATATTGACGATAACTGGTACTACTGCCAACGTGACGTCCAATTTGTACGTTAAGGGAAGCTCCTTGACAGTAGTTGCTGCTGGTAGAGTTGGTATCAATACGACATCCGCCGATGCTGCACTGACCGTAGTTGGTGGTGCGAACGTATCTGCGGCGCTGTATGTTGGCACCACAACTACATTGAATGGTAACGTCGTTGCTACTGCCAACGTCACGTTGTACTCGGCAGGCGACAATTCGGTAGGAACGTTGTATTTGGGCAATACAGCAACTCGGTATCTGAAGTATGATGGCACAAAGTTTATACTAGCCACAGCTAACCTACAAGTTAATGGTTACATCACAGCAAGCGGCATTACTACTGTCAGCAACACAGGAATCGACGGAGTTGATGTCGCAGCATTTAAGGCTGCTTACGATAACCGCAACATACTAAGAGTATACGACGTCAACGGCACGCAGCTATTCTCTATGTGATTGGTGATCCATGGGAAGACCTCTTAAAATATTATCTTCATCGGGCTCAGCTATTTCCTTCAAGGAAATGTCCGATGCTGAAATCTACAACACATTTTCATATCCCATACTACAGCAGTTTGCCAGCAATTACGATTCAGGCAACTTGACTAGTAGTGGAGGATCTGGAACGCTATCGTCCGTCGGTAGCATAATTGATTATTATACCGTAGGTACGGTAGGCGCTCATCCAACATCGGCAGTAGCTTACGATACAGACTCTGTATACTATAAGACCGATACAGTCACTGAAAGCATCACTCGTCCGCTCACGTGGGCTAATGGCGCAATCAGGGAAATGTCCGATGCTGAAATCAACACATACATTATCGATCCAACACTTGCCAACATGGCGAATGGTGGATTGGGGTCATATTATTTGACATCCGGTAGTGCTCCGTCGCACGTAGGTGGCGGGACATGGACATCGAGGTATGGCAATGCGGATATAATCGACTCCGGTTCGTATGGCAGTCAGTCCATCACGGTCTGGCAATTGACTAGCATATCAGCTCCTTCTAGCACCGCACTGCCCGTTCGCTGGACAAACAACAACATATACCAATACCAAGGTTCGCTGATCAACAGCCTCACAGCACGATTCCGTAACAGAATGAAGACGACTGGAATCGGCCTCCACAGTATCGGAGCATCGGCTCCTGGAACTGGCACTTGGGCGTCCCGTGGATCATACCAAGACACAAAGCGTATAATATCGAATCTCGGATACACAGGATATTACACTGGATCGTATACTGGAACGTATGCGGGAGCATACGCAGGTGACTATGCTGGTAGCTACATATTGTGGTACGGCGGAAGTATCGGCGCTTACTATACAGGTTACTACACTGGATATTACACTGGGTACTATACGGGATACTATACTGGTTCGTATGCTGGAACGTATGCGGGTGATACTGTTACTGCTGGTACAGAATGGATCGGTAGTGCATATTATTTGTGGGTACGCAGAAGCTAATAAATGGAGTTAAAAATGAAATTCGAATTTCCTATCTGGGAAAACTTAGACACTAAAAATCGTATCCGCGTGAAAGCCACACAAGAGGATGGTACATCCTCTGTTATGCTTATCCCAGTCGACGACACTAATGAACATTATCAGAGCTTACTTGAACAGGTGAGTATGGATGAGGTAGACACCAACTCTGAACAACTCCGTCAAGCTGGAGCTGAAGGTCGCGAAAAGAGTGCCGCTCAGCAAGCCGAAAAGGCAGAACAGAAACGCGCCAATACGCTGTTCAACGCAAAGATCGAAGCGTTTGAGATGCCAATCGTCCAGTCTGCTAGCAAAGCATGGAAGGCAAAGATTCGCAAGGCGACAACTTCTGTTGAGGTCGTAGCTATTGTGGCCGCATTGATTATTAAAGCAGGTGAACCAGTTGAAGAAAGTGCCGAAGCCAAATAATGGCTTTGTAATTATTGCAACTTCCAAGAGGAAGTATTTGATCTCGGCAATTAATACTGCCGAGTCAATCAAAGATTATTATCCCGAAGCATCAGTAACATTATACACAACGCCAGACATACTTGCCGACAATGATGTCAGTATGTTCGACGAAGTGATCACTGATGGAGTGCCACGCGACCGCCGTGCAAAGCTATGGGCACTTAGTAGAACGCCATATGACACGACGGCATACTTAGATGCAGATACGGTCGTCGTGTCATATGAGATAACCGATATCTTCGATCAGCTTGGTGATAGCGATATCATCTTTACCAAAATTAGACAGTACAACTCCAACCCAAAAGGGTACCTCGAAGACCCTGAGTATATCCGACATGGTGGGGTGTTTGTGTATAATAATAAACCAGACACACTGAAATTCATGGAGAACTGGTGGACGTTGTGGTTGACTACTAGATCGATTGAAGATTACAAACTTGCATATCCTGAGTACCCAGCACGCATGAAAGAGTGGGACCAATTCTACTTGTTCTATTTGGCTAAGCATACAAACCACAACCTCAAGTTAGGTTTCTTCGAAGATGATGCTCGCTGGAATTTCGTTAGTGGTTATTTACGCAGCGAGCTGAATGGTAAGCAACCAATCATCGAACACTATACCATTAAAGATTAATATTATGATTTTCGCGAATAGATTACCATCCGACCTTGTCGCTGACCTATACAAATTCAGCGACTGGTTCTTCAGTCAGCAGCTAGAGGATAGCGTCAAAATGACGCCTAAGAACCTCGATACTCAGTATGCTGTTAGTACTGAGTATCTCGAACTGATGAAATCGAGACCAGATAATGTCGGGTATCCAGAAGAGGCACATGGGGCCGACTTCAGACATGTTGGCGCATATGATACAAATTTGTACTTCGATCGTGTGCAAGAGATCGACCGCAAACTAATGAGTTTTACTGGCAGCCACAACAACGCTCTTAAAATGTATTACCCGCCAGGTGGATATATTGGATGGCATAACAATGCCAATGCGCCTGGATATAATATCTTGTTTACATATAGCGG